CGTCTCCGAGCTCGCACGAAGGGCGGGCAGTGTGTCGGCTTCGTCTTGTAACGGACGTCGCTGATTATCTAACCGCATCTATGAAGGACATGCTATGTCAACGCTCACGATCAGTCATACCAACGACGACGGCACTATTTCAAGCCGGTCAATGGAGATCAATTGTGGGTCGCTGTCTCGCACCACGGTGTTACAATTCGTGGGGTCCTTTCAGAATCGTGTTTGCAAGAAGTCGAGGGTCGTGGCCAGCAAAGGCCAGGTGGGCTTGTCACCCATCATCAACAGCAGTGCTTTACGTCCGGTTGTATTTCCTCCCCTATATATCGTGGGTAAGATTCCCACTAAGAAAGGGGCGCAATCGGCGTCCGTCCTTTCCCCCCAGGCTGTCAAGGTGCCGGGCTTCTCTATCACGCAGTCGCGTGATACGGGCCCGAACACTGTCGCGTTATTTTATCGCGACTACCAGTGGGATAATAGACGGGATGGCGTAACCCTTCCGAACTGGAGGGCCGTCATCAGGGCAGGGGGTAATGCCACCACCGCGATGACCGCTTCGCGCGCGAGTATTTCTTTCGTGCCGGGGTACATCTCGATGTCGTGGAAGGACCCAAGTCCGTTCATTCACAAGACTGTTCAGTCAGACGCTGTATTCGGGAACTTCGAGTTCCCTGCGCTGACGAAACACTCTGTGTCTGGATTGCTGTTGAGTGAATGTGACAATGGTGCACTTGCTAAGCTCTATGAAAAGCTGTACAAGCTTGAGCACGACGCCGATATCGGCGAGTCGCTCGGTGAGTATAAGCAGACGCTTAGTATGATAGGGGCTCCCCTGCAAGGCATTCACGACCTTATCGGCATCTACCGTCGACGAGCTGACGAAGTGGTGCGCGACCGCCAACGGCGTGTCGGGCGCACCCTTTCTCGCTTTGACGCGCGCGATGTCAAGGATGTGAATGCTGCGATTGGGAAGTTGTGGTTGGAACTACGCTTTGGTCTCCTTCCGTTGATGTATGATATCGAGGGCCTCATTAAGGCCGCCGAGAGTCAGCGCAACAAAATTGGAACTAAGGTTAATGCCAGCTATAAAAGTAGCGAACTCGTCTCCGATGCAACACGGCCTAACAGTATCATTGTGAATTACATGTACTATACGGCCCATGAAATACGGAAGACGGTGTTTACGGTCAAGTACCAGTGCGGTGTGAACGTTGCCAAGGTTCAAGCGCTCTCGTATATGCAACGGATTGGCCTCATTCCATCGAGGTTTGTTCCGACGCTGTACGCGATTACGCCTTATTCTTGGTTTCTGGACTACTTCACTGGTCTGAATAACGTGCTTGACGCGTTGTTCGCCGATTTTCAATTTGTGACTTGGACGTCTAGGACGACGCGTCAGGAGAGCATCTGTGAGTTATATACAGTGCCCGACCGCGCGAAAGCCGAAAGCCTCTTAGGAAGCACACTGAAAAGCTATGCCTCTGCATCAGGTTCTGCTACCCTGGTCAGAACGGACGTAACGCGTGGAATTCCATCCTCTTTGGTCCCGCCGGTTAAGCTGGCGTTGCCGAAGTCGTGGAAGCCGTATGCAAATACGGTCGCGTTGTTGCTGTCCAAGAAATTACCAGGGCTTGTCGGGTTGGGCTCAGTTGCCCTTCCTAATCATCAAACCACTCTCATTTGAGGTAATATTTATGTCGTGGAACCCTACTTCTCCCATTACTGGGGCCGCTCAAACTGGTCTGACCACTCCCACTTACACACATACGGCCGATGTTGCACCGGACGTTAATGGTAAGCAGGTGGCAGTGACAGCTCTTGGCGGTACGCAGACCGGTGTTACGGCGCACAGTATTGCGTCGCCGTTCACCATCACGTTCGTTCGGCCTAAGAACCCGAAAGTTCTTGGCAACCCGAACCCCGTGACTGGTCGTCTGCCCAGTGTTCCTGTGAACTCCTTCTACGTCATCACCCGTAAGGGTGTTACGCCGTTGGTCAACCAGCCCGCGAAAGCGATGAAGATTACTACTATCATCGAGGTCCCGGCTGGTGCCGATAGCTATGACGCGCCGAACGTTCGCGCAGCTTTGTCCGCCCACATCGGCGCGCTGAGCCAGCAATCTGCTGGTATTGGCGACACCGCTGTGACTAACGTGATGTAACATCCACGTGAGTCGCGGAGCTGTGCGCGTGCTACTCAGGTTGAGTGCACGTAATGAACGTTCAATGAGGAGAACACTGTGGATACTTGCCCTACTGCTCTTTTCGAGCTTCTTAAGTCTGACCTTTATAGTGCTTTACAGCCAGATGACGTAGAGCTTCTCGATGCTGATTGTTGCATCGTGGGCGCTTCGGATTCGAAGCTTGTAGCGATTCGGTCGTTGTTGACCTCCTTCCTAAAAAAGTATCAAGAGGATGGTAGCGAGACGGCTGATAGCGCGGCACAGGAGTTATTCCTGCAGTGGAACCAACGCTGTAGAGAATGGCAACCGCCGCAAGCGGACGAGCTCACGGATCTTCAACGCACCACTCTTGGCGAGTTTCGAAGCTTGTTTCAAAAATGCTTCGAGCTCCCTGGTGGTGATGTAGTCGATCTAAGTGACCAGGCCCCTATGTTTTATAGGCCAGGTCCGGGCTCATCCCTTGGCGCGAAACTCACGGACTACTACACAAAACTTTGTGCGGGTCCGATGAGCGTCACGACTGATGACTTGTACTGGGAGTACTACTCCAGTACGCTACCGTTTGAATTGGAACATGCTGCTGAGTTAAAACGAAGCACGCGGTTTTCCACGCCGGTGGTAAGAGGTAGTAGTCTGGGATTCGCTCCCAAAAATCGCGATATCTCCAGGACTAGGTGTACGGAGCCGAACCTCAACATGTATTACCAGTTGGGTACAGGCACCGTAATCGAAGGTCTGGTCAGTGATCATTTCGGCATCCGCCTAGATGATCAGCCTGATCTGAACCGCGAGCTGAGTCGTATCGGAAGCATCACCGGTAAGTACGGAACTATTGATCTCCGTTCTGCTAGTGATGCGACCTCTCTCGGAATGTGGTACTGGCTGATGCCATACCCAGAAGTCAGGAACTGGCTTCTGTTTTTGCGTTCCAAAGAGACCAAGCTGCCGGACGGCACTTGGGTACCTCTGCACCTCCTTTCGTCCATGGGAAACGGGTTTACATTCCCGTTAATGACCATGATCTTCACGTGCGTGGTAGCAGCCTGCTATAAAACGGCAGGTATTCCGCTAATACGCAATAAGAGATCAGCCTCGCAGACCAAACCCGGCAACTTCGGCGTCTTCGGTGATGATATCATCGTCGACACACGGGTATTTGACCACGTGTGTGATACGCTTCAGCTGTTAGGTTACGAGGTGAACCAGGACAAGTCCTTTGGTTCGGGTCCATTTCGCGAGAGTTGTGGCACTGACTGGTTTCTAGGTCAGAACGTACGAGGCGTGTACTGCAAGCGTCTACGACGGCCACAACACAGGTACTCACTCATCAACCGACTTAACGCTTGGTCGGCTGAGTGGGCTATCCCCCTGCGTAATACTATCGGTCACCTCCTTAAGACGGTCTGGTATCTACCAGTTCCGCCGTGGGAGGCAGCCGATGCAGGGGTGGTGGTACCATTTAGCCACTTCCAGCCAAAAGGGTTCGACGAACATGGTGGTTTCATATACCATGGGATGCGACCCGTTAAAGTGCACTGGAAGCCTGAGCGTGGTCTGACCGAGAGGCATGACTCCCGAAAAGGGGATATTGCCAAACCTAGCAGGAAGCCGCCATTCGTAAACGAGTGGGGCGTCATACTTGCTTCGGTCAGAGGTTACCTGAGGGACGGCTTCGCAAATTGTCGGGATGACAACGCGAAGTATCGAAAATCGCGCCTTACGACCCCTGGTTGGGGGTTCTCCGGCGCGTCGACTTGCGGTTTTAGCAAGTCGGGGTGGGCGAGGTTTGAAGAAGGCCTCGCTCAGGCTAATCTAGGGTCGAAACTCCTTCCCTAGGTTAGCTGTCCCAAAGGAGCGTCACAACGCTCTTTAACC